AGTGATAGATAACCTACTGCTGTGTTGTTTGAACCAGATGTATTAGCTGTTAAAGCATTTGAACCTATTGATGTATTATTATCACCTGAAGTTAAAGAATCTAATGCTGTATTTCCTAAAGCAACATTTCCTGTTCCTGTTGGATAATTTCCGTCTAATTTTATTGTGCCACCATCTACATCTAGGTTTCCTGTAATAGTAACGTTTGCAGAAGAGCTTAAAGTTGCTCCTGATGCAACAGTAATCGTATCCCCAGAATCTCCAACAGTTAATGTTGTACCTGATTGTGGAATTATTTTATCTACTTCTACTTGACTCATTATAATATTACCAATGTCCCTGTTATAGTTTGTGTACCTGTGATCGTTACAGGTCCTGCTAGTACTCCAGAATCTAAAGTTTGATCTTCAGATAAAGTTGAATTATGTGTTACGACAAAAGTTGTTGCGTCCATGACTGGCGAAATAGTTTTCTTAGCTGGCAATGTACAGAAGACAGTTTTTCCACCTGCAGTAAAGTTCACTGCTGCATCGGAATTCGATGAAGATATAATTGTGTCTCTTGATAAAGTGTCAGTTCCTGCATCGGTAACAGTTCCTACTCCTACTTCCCATTGGTCTGTTCCGTCATGAGAAATTGCATAGTAAGTTGTATTACCATCGCCAACTCCAGATACAAAAGTTTCAAAACCAGTTTCAGCACCGGCCAGTGAAAACGTTCCTGTCCCTGTAGTTGTACTTGTCTCCTTAACTCTATCGTTAATTACTAAAGCCATTCACTACTCCAAATTTTATTACGCGTCGCCAAGTCTAATAATTGCATCAGAAGAAGTTGCAGCTGGGAACTGAATAACGAAATCTCCGTTAGTTGCAGTTTTTGATCCGCCGAAATCTAAAACTAATACAGCTTCATTAGAACTATCTTTATAAATCAGAGCGCCTACTGCTGTTAAAGTTACAGAACTAAAAGTTAAGTCTGCAAAGTCAACATAGCCAACATTACTTGCTACTGCTACACCATTGTTAGTTAAAGCGTTTCCACCTGCTGTATAGTTTGTACCAGATGAAGAAACTTCATTAGTAGTTGTATAAGCAGTTGTAGAAGTACTGAAACCAGCTAATGATGTGTAAAGTGCTAATTTGAAACTTGATCCGCCAGAATCAAAATCAAACACACCACCAAGTAGGTCTGTTTTAAAAGAGTCAGGTACTATATTTGCCATTTATTTGTCTCCTTAATTATTTTAGGGTGATGGTGATTTAAGAGGAGTACGAATAACACCATCTTGATATTCGTCTCGGCGTCTACGACCTTGTTGTTCGATCGCGTACGATTGTAAAGCTCTTTTAAAAGATCCTTCGTAGTATTGTAACATATCTGCAGGACCTTTCAAGTAACCATATGCTTCTACCAGACATGCATACAAAAGTAAATCTTGATATTTATTTGATGTATAAGTACCATTAGTACTTGGTGGAGAAGCTCCAGTTGTTGTTGTAATACTATCTGGTTGTTTTGTATACGCTAAAGTGATTAAATTAGTGCTATTTGGTGTAGGTGCTACTACCCAATAATTAGCATCCCAGTTAGCATAATACTTAGGTATACCTGAAGCCGTTCCAGGTGTGTCATAAAAAGTTGCCATATATGAAGTATCTTTTTTTTCTAAAAAAGTTTGATTACCAGAAGAATCTGTTAATTGAACATATCGAATAAATCTTAGATCAGATGGTATGGTTACATATCTACTTCCAGCTGCTAAGTTAGAGGTTGCATAAAATCTATTATCATCAGAATCCGCTTCTCTATAAATCCTATTTTCAGCGTTTTTAATTATAGTATCTAAAATAGTATTTGATAACACAGAGTCATCTACTTCTGTATAGTTTCTAATATCATCTTGTAGATTTGCTAAAGTATAAGCCATTACTCTGATCCCCCATGTTTTCTACGTATCTTTTCTTGTTTGTCTGTTCTTACTTCTTCATAAAGTGCAAGATGAGGGTCCTGTTTTTCAGGTGTAAATATATTTTTAATCCAATTAATTAATTTTTTAATCATGGTGATATAGTTATGGGTCCTACTGAACAGCCATAACCTCCTCCTTTTATATTACCACTTGTAGCAGTATTTGTGTCAACTGTAAAAAAGAAAAAATTAGTTGCTAAGTAATCATTTGATGCATCTCGCGCACCATTTTTATATTTTCCAGTTCTTATTGTGTATCCATCTGCTTTTGCAATATTAGATCCTGATATACCATCAAAACTTTCAGGGTTAGCATAAACAAAACCACTTCCTGCAGAAGTAGTTGGTGGTCCTCTAAATCTATATACAGTATTATCTGTTAAACCATGACCAGGTGAAAATACATTTATAATTCCAGATCCTGCTTCATATGTTTCAAAACCATTATCTATTATTCTTACCGTTGTAGCAGGTTCTGTTCTATCAGGTCTAACTTGTAGTAATGCGATACCATCTCCTCCCACAGGTTTAGGTTCTAATTGTGGTTGTTTAGGTTCGTATTCTGTGTAATGAACAAAAGAACCATTCCATTCTCTAACCATTTCTCTGTATGGAAATTCAAGTCCTGATCTATCTGAAATAGCTTTTGAATGTTTTCCTGTTGCGTATTTAGACATTAAGTTCCTGGGTAATAAGCTTTAGGTGTAATAAATGTACTTGAAGCTGAACCATCTTCTTGTAATGCTCTTTGAAATTCATCTTCATAAAGTAATTTTAAATTTTGAGTTAGTTGCGGAGCATACTTCATAGATAAATAATAAGATAAACCTGAAACCATACATGGTACAAATCTAAAAGGTAAATCAGTTGCATTTGTATAAGCACCAATGTCTTGTATTCTTTTTATGTAATAAAAGTGCATATCTTTAGATGCACTACTTGAATCTGGAGTAGGATAAACATTAATACTAACATGATCAATAAATCTTTGCACCCAATATTGATTTGGTGTGCCTTCTGATAATTTATTTGAAAATGCAGCGTAAGTTGATCTATCTACTTTAGTCATTGGACTATCAGATTGATCTGTTTGAGTTCTATTGGATCTTAATTGTGCTTCAAGGACATCGGACATTCCATAAATACCATTTGGATTTGATACAGCACTTGTGCCATCCGCAGCTGATCTAAAAAATTTATATTCGGCCTGTCCCTGTATTAAATCAAGATCAAGTTCGTCTATTTCCCAATAGTGAATACCTCTATTACCCCATTCTTGAAGCATTATGTTTAATGATCTTCTTGAAGTTTTTAATTGATATCCTGAAACTTGTTGAATACCTATTCGTTCAAAAGCCTCTTCTACTATTTCATCAATAGAAAAAGTTTTGTCGAACGTTGTAGTTCCCGAAGTAGTATTAGCCATTTAAACTCCTAGCCAGTGTAGCCGATAGTAACTGAAGTAGTGTTAGTTAAATCTAAATATATTCCAGTTGTACATCTGATACCGCTTCCTGGAACATAAATATCTAATCCTTCAGTTCCGCAATTACCTTCGAATACTAAAGCACCTGTATTATCTGTTCCATCATATAGTTTGATATTACTATCTGCAACACCTTCAACTTGAATATATGTTATTCTAGCTGGTCCAATAAATGAACCTGTTGCGTTTGTTGCTCTACCAAATCTACCGTCAGAAGTTCTTGTGGAAAACTGTTGGTCTGATGATGCCATATTTTTTCTCCTTAAAATTTTATGTGGGGCCAAAGCCCCACACTAATTATTTATTACGCTTCTTTAGCAAATACACCTTGAGCATCAACAACTGTCCAATGTGCTGTTGAGTTCAAAGATGCTATTACTACAAAGTCACCAACTTTTGATGTAGTTTTTGTATTAATAAGATCTTTATTATCTGTTAAAGATCCAGCATACAAAATACCATCATTAGCATTTGGACTAATAGTTAATGTATTAGTTCCATCAGAAGCTGTGTTTACGAAAGTGTAAACTCTTCCAATTGAGATTGCAGGTAAAGTAAATACCACACCATCAGTTGCTGATGTAAAAGTTTTACCAGAATCTGCTGCCGTAACTGTGTAGTTAGACGATTTGTTTTCTAGATTGAATCCAGTTAAACCTGCTTCGTTAAATTTACCTTGCAGAACTGGTCCTCTAAATAGTGTTTGAGCCATGATTATTCTCCTAGTTAAATTCTACATAGTCTCTAGGCCGTCGACTATACTACGTCTATGCAGAATATTAATTTATGTATAGTGAGTTTTTTATATACTAGTTTTGAGTAGAGTGCAAGAGATCCTGTAGTGTGGATGGTGTTTTCCAACGATGTAGCTTTTTATTAAGTAGCTACTGAAACTTCAGGAGCAGAACCTTCAACGTTGTTCTGAGTGTGAGCGATTCTAGCTTCTTCAAGCTTGATATCTGTGATGATCTGTTTGACTTTATCGTCAATTCTAACCATCTCAAGAGTGTATCTGTTATTATCCAGATGCTCCTGTTCCCACTTCAACTCCAAGGACCTTTTTGCTTTGTATAGGTCTTGTATCATCTATAACCTCCTCATAGGTTATTCTATTTACCTTGTCGTCATAACTAACTCCAAGGTTTTCCCAAACTATACTGTTTTCTCCAAGTTTGTCAAGGATAGATTGTTCCAGGTCTGTTGGGGAATCTTTTGAATCAACTGTAAATTTTGCGTGATGATTATACGCCCAAATGTTGACTAAAAATTTTTTCATGAATCTCACCGTTTATTATGAAAATGTGGCCGAACTATGTCCGGCCACAAAATTTATTGATTACGCACCTTCAACGCCGAAGATACCTCTAGGGTCTGATACGCCGAAGCTGTATCTTTCTCTAGCTTTATATCTAACGTTTCCAGTATCAAAGTCGCCTTCCATTGCAGTTGTCAATGGTGCTCTGTTGAACATTTTCATTCCATTAGGAATGTCTGTTAAGATATAGAATGCATCAGAGTCAGTTAAATAGTTATTAACTCTGTATCCTTGCGGAATCATACCCATAGATACGATTGCATTGATATCGTTATCAGCTGTTCCAGTTCTACCTTGAGACTTCATCAATCTTTCAGCTGTGAATTGTAGCTCAGAAGGAATAATCATTTTTACTCCTCTAGCTGCGATTCTTAAACCTCTTTCGTCAGTCATTGCAGCGATGTCGATTAAAGACTGCTCCAATGAAGTTTCGTTAAGGTCAGCTTGAGTTGCTAAAGTGTTAGAAAAAGTACCAGCCACTGTTGGGTGAGCTGTGTTAAATAAACTAACACCGTCACCTGAATCAAAGTTATCCGTAGTTGGAAGACCTTGAATTAGAGGCTCGACTGATTTTACTTGTTTAGCATTACTCATAGATCTAGCTAAAGCTTTTGTATATCTAGACGCAAGTCTATCATACAAGTTGTCCTCAATCGCTTCTTCAGTGATTGCGAAC